GGAGGTCAATAGGCCTCAGTAATTATTAAAAATAATTGCTAGTCATTCTTAGGAATGGCGACACTATCAAATTGCGGGAAACTCCTAAAGGTATGTGTACCAAGTTAATTGAGAAATCGATTAATGGCCGAGATTGGAACTCGGGTATGGTAAAAATCACATATATGAGAGATTTGATCTCGAAATGGACAATCCGCAGCCAAGCTCTAAAAATCGTTTTGATGATGTTTTATACAGCGATTCATGAGTGCAGTTCAGAGACTAAATGGTAGTGGGGAGGAGAGAATCTAATCAATTCTCGATGAATTCTTATGATATAGTCCGGCTATAATGGAAACATTATAGGTTAACCGTTAATGCAATTAGTAGCTTATGGTGCTTAGATTACATCTTGGGCATCAACAGTGGGAGCCCTTTATAGTTCCTAATTCACTATAAAGGATAAATGCTTGTAAAATTAGGAATGCTTATGCATTATATAACCTGCTAGTCAGCATTGCTGGCGACACAACCAAATTCGGGCGACACCCTTATCGAATTTATTCGAACATTCAGTGGAATGGAGCCATTTAGTACCAAGTTAATTGAGAAATCAATTAATGGCATGGAAATCAATAACCATGGTATGGTAACAAGCTAAATGGATTGGGCAAGCATCGAACTAAGTCCTAAACTTCGTTATGCGAGAAGCAAGGATAATGCGTAGAGAGTATACGGTTGTGGGCGATCGAGTTCACAAAGTTTAGCAAGCTTTGATAATCGCTTAAGATGTATTCCAGCCCTAGGGGAAACCTTAGGGGTTTTGCAAGATGTTTATTTGACTGGTAATCCACATATTACCTTTTTTAAAGTATTATATAGAAGACATACGAACTTTGCTGTCGAATCTATTGAACAATATTTTAATGGTGCAGCTAATTTCTCAAAGAGGGGAACTGTTGAAATTTCAAGGAATGGAGATTTAATTACACAAATGTTTCTTAAAGTTGTCCTACCCGAAGTAAGATTTACAGGTAACTTTGCAAATTTTGGACACGTTGAATTTGCATGGGTAAGAAGATTAGGACATGCTATTATCGAAGATACCGTTTTGGAAATTGGTGGTACTCCAATTGATAAACAATATGGTGATTGGCTCAATATTTGGTATGAAGTATCTCATGATGTCGGACACGGATATGGATATGCAAAAATGATTGGTGATGTTCCAGAATTAACATCAATTAGTACATTAAGTTGGGATGCCCCTGATAACACATTACTCAAACCCTCTTATACAATGTATATCCCATTACAATTTTATTTTTGTAGAAATAATGGTTTAGCTCTCCCTTTAATTGCTTTACAATATCATCAAGTTAAAATTTATGTTAAATTTAGACCTGCGGATCAATGTTATATTGCAAGTGAAGCTTTTATTTCTGAAGCCGAATCTATTGATTTGGATGATGCTTCTTTATTTATTAATTACATTTACTTAGATAATGCCGAACGTAGAAAGTTCGCACAAGTTGGTCATGAATATTTAATAGAACAAGTACAAAGTAATATTGATGAATCTATTGGCAATAGTAATTCCGCAAAATACAAGCTCAATTTTAACCACCCAGTTAAAGCAATTTATTGGGTTGCTAAATTAGGAAACTATAAAGGAAAGAAATTTATGGTATATGATGATTGTAATTGGGAATTAGCTAGAGAAAATGCTGCAAGACTCTTATTATTAGCACAATATGATCTAGATCAATTCGGATATTTTAATCAAGTTGCTACTGACAATAATGATGATTCATATAGTGGCACTGGAGGTATAGAATATGTAGCAATTAATCCTGCAGATCCTTCTGAAGAACCAAAATATGTTTTCAATGATTCAGCTACAGCTGAGAAATTCAATGGTTCTTATTTAATTGGAAGATTAGCAAGCAATGTTCCACTTGTTAAAATTAATAATACCACTGATTTACGTGACAAAATCGAAGGTGTAATTAAAATTTATACTGATTTTGATAATGAAAACTTGACTTATCCAGAAGTTGACAAAATTACTCGTAACGATTTAACTATTGTAGATCTATCTATTCCAGTAAGCAAATATGTTGTAGATAATAGAGTAGATTATATCAAAGAATTTGATTTAGTTATTTGGCAACATAATAATTATGGACTTTTAATTGATGGAACTATTAATCCAGTTTCTGATGTTCAACTTCAATTAAATGGTCAAGATAGACAAAGCAAGAGATCAGGAACATGGCACAATACCGTTGAATCCTACATGCATTTCCCTAATACACCAAAAGATGGCTTAAATACATTTTCATTTGCATTGAATCCAACAGAACATCAACCATCTGGAACATGCAACTTTTCACGTATTGATACTGCACAATTGAATTTATGGTTTTCTGAATTCTCCAATAGTAAATACAATAATTCTTTTACTGATAATGATAGTAAAATTTCAATTTTTGCAGTTAACTATAATGTTTTAAGATTAATGAGTGGTATGGGAGGTTTAGCATACAGTAATTAAATTAATCATTTTTTATTTATTATTAATAAATAAAAAAAAAATA